CCGGGCGAAGCACAAGAACCACCCGCAGGGTGCGCCATGATGAGGCTCTCGGCTCCGGTGACGATCCGCCCGGACGGGCTCTCGAACGCGGAGCTTAACGAGGCGCTCTACCTGGCCGAACGGATGCGGCATCCGATCCACGGCTTCCGCGAGTTCCTCAACCACTGGCAGTTCTTGGATCAGGACTCGGGCGTGATCCGCACGCTCGGACATACGCTCTGGCCCGCGCAGGAGGAGTTTGTGCGGACGGCTGTCTCGAACCCGTGGGTCTTCTACCTCAAGGCCCGGCAGCTTGGCGAGTCCACGATGGCGTGCGCCTTCGACGGCTACTGCCTCCGCGTGCGGGACGCCAACGGTCGCGTCCACGTCTTCTCGCGCCGCGACGACGAGGCGAAGGACTTGCTCAAGATCGTCCGCTTCGGCATGGACGGACTCCCCGGTTGGCTCTCGCTTCCGCTCGGGCGCGAGTCCGCGAACGAGATTGTCTGGATCGCGGGCGACGGCGACCGGCGGCTGCTCCACGCCTACCCGACTGGCAAGGCGACAGGCCGTGGTGCGACCTGCACGCACGCACACGTCGATGAGTGGGCAATCATGGAAGACCCGCAGGGCGTGTGGGCGGCGGTCGAGCCGTCCATCTCGAAGGAGGGCGGCTCCTGCCATCTCGTGACCACCGGCCTCGGCCCGACGAACTACTCCTCTCGCTACTGGGAGTCGTGCGAGAAGGGCGAGGGCGCTCACTACCCCTGCTTCATCCCTGCGCTCGGCTCGCGCCCGACGTACACGAAGGAGCATCTCCTGCGCAAGAAGTCCACGATGGATCAGCAGGCGTACCGCTCCGAGTACCCGGAGACGTGGCGCGACGCAATCTCGGGCGGCGGGCAGTTCTTCTTCCTCGGCAAGCATCTCGACGCGGTGGGCGTGGATGCGCTCGGGCTCCAAGTCGCGGTGCCGGGGCACAAGTACGTCAAGGCGTGGGACTTGGGGCTCAAGGACGCGAGCGTCGGCATCTGCCTCGACTGCACGGACGCCCCGATGATGGATGTCGTCGGCTACGTCTACCTCAAGGGCGTGGACGCCCCGCAGGTACAGCGCAACATCGAGAAGTTTCACCGGGACTTTCCGGGCGTTACCGTGATCGAGGACAACAACATGGGCGAGTGGACGCGGCAGTCGCTCGACATCCCCGAGTCGCAGCTTCTCGGCTGGCACACGAGCCGCCCGAGCAAGGCGAAGATTCTCTCCGGGCTCTACACGGCGCTGGCCTCGTACTACCTCAAGTGGAAGCCCGAGGAGTGCCGCGAGCTTACGACCGAGATGAAGTCGTACCAGCTACCGGACGACAACGTGGTGCAGGACTGCGTGATGACGCTCGCCATCGCCGTCGAGCACGCTCCGGCGGCGTTCGAGGGTGGCGGTCGGATACTCGGCGTAATCCGAGTCTAGCCTGCACCATTCAGCCCACACGGGCACGCTGGCGACGACGCAGGCCGGTGGTCGTCAGGGCGCTTTCGACGGGAGAAGGGCTTACAGAGCCTCGGGCGTGTGCCCGCTACCGAGGGGCTCAACGACCACCGCGTCGGCGGCTAGCTCGACCACGCGGCACACTTGGTCGTGACCGAACGAGCGGAAGCGCACTAGGTCGCCTAGCTCGACAGGGGCTCCGGCGTCCGGCGGGACGAAGCGGGCGTTGTGATGCTCGATCCGTTTGAGTGTGCCCGACGCGCTCCACAAGGCGATGACCGCTGCGATGGCGCAGACGAGAAAGGCTATCACCATCTCCCGAGTGTAGCACGTCGCGCTTTGTGCAGAAGGCGACAGCGGGTAGAATCCAGGCATGGCCGAGGTACGCACGCCGACAGACGGGCCACCGCCCGAGAAGATCGAGAAGGCCGTCCGCGAGGCGCGAGCCGCCGACGACGGATCGACCCGCGTCCTCAAAGTCCTCTACCTCGATGAAGAAGGCGAGAACGTAGGCGAGTGGTCTGCCTCGCAGATGCCGTCCGACCCGTTCCTCGGGCAGCGGCTCGCGGGTGTCATGGAGCCGCCGTTCCCGATGGAGCAGTTGGTCTACCTGGCCGAGATGCACCCCGTCCACTCGGCGGCGCTTGAGCAGAAGACCGCCGACATCTGCGGGAAGGGCTGGGAGTGGGAGGCCGAAGACCCGGACACCGCCGACGAGAACATGCGCGACGACCTAGAGGATTGGTTCGAGTCCCTCTCCCCGGATGAGCAGGATATGCGCGAGGTCGTGGCTTCCGTGTGGCTCGACGTGGAGACGACCGGCTGGGGGATGTTCGAGTGCGTGCGCGAGAAGAAGGACGACCCTAAGAGCCCCGTCAAGCGTATCTATCAGGTTCCTGCGCACACGGTTCGCGCTCACAAGAACGGCTTTGCGCTCGTGCAGATTCGCGACTCGCGCCGCGTGTGGTTCCGGCGCTGGGGAGCCCCGGATGTTCTCGGTGAGCGTGTGGACGTGGACGTGAAGACGGGCTCGATCAAGACCGTCAACAACCCGGCCAACGACCTCTTTGTCATCCGCAAGCCCTGCCGACGCTCCTCGTGGTACGGCATCCCCGGCTACGTGTCGAGCATCGGGTGGATCACGCTCGCGCTGGCCGTCCGCGATGACAACCTGTTCTTCTTCGCCAACCGCCGCGAGCCCCGCTGGGCGATCATCCTGACCGGCGTCGAGGGCCAGGACGACGACATTCAGGACGACCTCCGCCGGGCCTTCACCGTAGACCTGCGCACGCCGTACCGGAACCTCATCGTCCCGGTCAAGGGCACGAACGCTAAGGTGGACTTCCAGAAGTTGTCCGACACGAAGACGGACGGCAGCTTCGAGAAGCTCGGGGATCGCGCGGACAAGGCCATTATGATCGCGCACCGAGTCCCCGCCGAGCGGCTCGCCAACTCGGAGGTCGGCAACCTCGGAGGCAACATCGCGTCCGAGGCGAACCGCGTCTACAAGGAGGGTGTCGTCGGCCCGTCGCAGGAGCTTCTCAACTCGCGGCTCAACCGCTTCATCGCCATCGAGCGCGGCATCGAGGCCGGGGAGGAGACGGAGGACGGCGACAAGAACCCGTGGCAGATCACGATGGACGACCTCGACATCCGCTCGGATCGCGAAGACCTCGATCAGACCATCATGGCTTTCCACTCCGACCTCATCACGCTGCGCGAGGCGCGGCACAAGCTCAAGCTCGGGCCGCTGATGAAGCCGAAGCCCCCGGAGGTCGAGACAGACCCGGAGACGGGCCTGCCGATCCCGCCGGGGCTCGACGCGATGGGCCAGCCCTTGCCTCCCCCTGACCCGGAGCCCGTGCTCGACGCTCAGGGCAACCCGGCCAAGCCGGAGGAGGTCGAGTCCGAGTACAACGACAAGCTGTTCACCGAGCTTCCGGGCGTAGCGGCTGGGCAGGCCGGTGCTCCCGGCGGTGCTCCGCCGCCCGGCGCGGGACGACTCACGCCGGATACCACGAGCAAGTCGCGAGTAACTGCCCTTGAGCAGAACGTCCGCGACCTGCTCGGCCAAGCCCGCGAGACGCACGAGCGACTCTCGGACTTGGCAGATGGCAGCTAGCCAACTAGACCTCTCGACCGAGTACCTCGGGCTCGTCACCGAAGCCTACGCCGCCACGCTCCGACTGCGGCGCGAGGTCGAGCTAGACAGCCTGCTCGGGATCAGCAAGGAGAATCAGCGCGAGTTGAAGCTCCTCCTGCTCGACGTGCAGAAGGCCCGTCGCCACCCGCGCACGCTGGCCGTCCACGCCAAGTCGCACGCGGCGCGGATCGCAGCCGAGCAGCAGTGGCGGCGGATGCTGACCACGCTCTCGGACGAGCTTGTGGCCCGGCTCGATGTCACCGGGGCGTTCCACGCCGCCTCGCTCGGGTGGATCACGCCTCCCCACGACGCCGAGCCCGAGGACGGCGTGTTCTGTACGGATGCTGTACGGAAGGATGCCGTGGCTCCTCCCGCCACGCGGCGACTGTCGAAGGTGCGACCGAGCGACGAGGCCGCTATCGAAGCGTGGGGCGGCGACCGAGCCACCGCAGGCCGTCTCGCGCTGCGCAAGGCCGAGCTAGGGGCGGACGTACGAGTGCTCAGGGACGCGACAGGAGCCCCGCTCGCCATCGTCGCGCTCAACCGG